GAAAAGGAGAAGAGAATAATGTAAAACAAAAAGGAGTAAAAACAATATTATGCCATTTATAGGAAAACAACCAATTGTAGGAAATTTTCAAGTTTGCGATGCTATATCCGTGGTCAACGGACAGGCAGCGTACACTCTACAAGTTAATAGCACTAATGTAGAACCAGAAACAGCTAATCATATGTTAGTTAGTTTAAATGGTGTTTTACAAAAACCTGGGTCATCATTTACAATATCAGGTGCAACTTTAACTTTTGCTAGTAACTTAGCAACAGGTGACGTTATAGATTTTGTAATTTTATTAGGAGATGTTTTAAATATTGGAGCACCTTCAGATGGTACAGTTGGATTAAATCAATTATCAGCTACAGGAACTAAAGATGCTACCACTTTTTTAAGAGGTGATAATACATTTGCTAGTGCTGGTGGTGATAACACCCCAATCTTTAGTGTTCATTTAAACTCTGACCAAACTTTAAATGATAATACTGCTACAAAAATACAATTTAACACAGAAGATGTAGATACAGATAATGCTTTTGATAATAGTTCAAATTATAGATTTACTGTACCTTCAGGTGAAGGTGGCAAATATTTATTACAAAGTTGTATAAGAGATTTTGATGATCAAGCTAAACTGCAAGAAAGAAGAATTATGCTTTATAAAAATGGATCTGAATTTGCTAGACAATGGTTTTATCCTGAACATGACCATGGTGGTACTGCAACTGCTTATATGGAATATGGAGTTTCTTTATCTTTAAATATTATAGTAGATGCTTCTGCTTCAGATTATTATGAAATTTATTATTATGGAAACACTAGAGATAGTGGAAGTTTTTTAGTTCAAGGTGATGGAACAGTTAGAGAATCTTGGTTTCAAGGTCATAAATTAATTACATAGGAGAATACATGGCACAATTATCAACTAAAATAAAAGAATATGCTAAAGCAAATGGTGTAGCAGATGTAAATTTTTTAGAAGATGTATTGTTACAAGATGATGGTTCTGGTGCTTATATTAAAGAATGGAACTTGAATATTGCACAGCCAACTGATGAACAAGTAGCATCGTATGAAGATGCTGCAAATACTACTGAAACAAATCTTCAAAATGAAGAAGCAGATAAACAAGTAAAAAGAAAATCTGGTAAACAAAAACTAATAGACTTAGGTTTAACCGAAGAAGAAATTAAAGCATTGATAGGAGTTTAACTTTATGTCGATCAATGTATGTAACAACAGATCGATGGCTTCAATCACCGCTTTACCTTCAGGGGTGAATGCAGGCACGTTAGTTTTATTATCAACTCAAACAGCATCAAGTAGTGCTAGCATAGAGTTTACTTCTGGACTTGATAGCACCTATAAGTGTTATGTATTTAAATATATTAATATTCATCCACAAACAGACAATGTTAATTTTGAAGTTAACTTTAGTATAGATGGTGGATCAAACTATAATGTAACAAAAACTACTACTTTTTTTAGAGCAAATCATTATGAAAATGGTAGTTCAGCAAGTGTGTCTTATGAAACTGCTCAAGATTTAGCACAAAGCACAAGTAATCAAAAATTAATGAACGCTTTTGGTGCAGACGCAGATCAAAATGCTAGTGGAACTTTACATTTATTTAACCCTGCCAGTACCTCATTTGTTAAACATTTTATGGCTATTACAAGTGGTAATCAAGATGATGATAGTGTGAGAGTTCCATACGTGGCTGGATATTGTAATACCACTTCTGCTATTGATGCAGTTAAATTTGTTATGTCGTCAGGCAATATCGACTCTGGCACAATTAAACTTTATGGAGTAGCTTAATGTCAATTGTAACTTATAACAATAGAAGTCTTCAAAATGTAACAGATTTAGCAAGTGTCACTAAAACTATGGTTTTGTTATCTACACAAACTGCATCAAGTTCAGCGACAATATCTTTTACATCAGACATTGATGCTACATATCCTGCTTACATGTTTAAATTTATTGATATTCATCCTGCAACTGATCAAACATTTTTAACATTTCAAGCTGATACTGGAACTAATACTAATTATAATCAAACTGCAACCACAACATATTTTACCGCTTATCATGGAGAAGATGGATCAAATGGAACATTAACATATAATACAAGCTATGATGAAGCACAAAGCACAGACTTTATCTATATTGCAGATAGAACAGGAACTGATAATGATCAATGTATTGCAGGAACGATGCATGTATTTTCTCCTGCATCTACAACGTTTGTTAAACATTTTATGTCTAATACAAATTGTTATGAACAAAGTAATTATACATCAGAAGTATTTGTGGGTGGATACTTTAATACCACAACAGCTATAACTAGATTTCAATTTAAAATGTCCAGTGGCAATATTGATTCTGGCACGATTAAACTTTATGGAATAAAGGATTCATAATGAGTTTAGTTACTTTAAATGATAGAGCAGTTAGATCGGTTACCACTTTTGGATCTGTAGCAGGTGACTCTATGGTCTTTATTAAAAAACTAACAGCAAGTTCTAGTGGTACTTTAAGTTTTGTAAACGGAAGTTCAGATGTTGTTTTTGATGGAACATATAAAGAATATGTTTTTATATTTAATAATATTCATCCTGCAACCGATAACGCTAATTTTAGTTTTCAAGCAGATACAGCAAGTAACACGAATTATAATCAAACCATTACATCTACTTACTTTGCTTCCTATCAAACTGAAGATGGATCTACTACAGCAGTACAATATGTAACTGGACAAGATCAAGCACAAGGTACAGCATTTCAAACTTTAGTAGATTCAGTGGGTAATGGTAATGATGAAAGTTGTTCTGGTATTCTTCATATTTTTGAGCCCTCTAGCACAACTCACATTAAGCATTTTATAGCAAGATCACATGGTTATAATGGTAGTGATTATTCAACAGATTTATTTTGTGCTGGCTATATTAATACAACAACAGCTTTAACAACAGTGCAATTTAAATTTAGTAGTGGTAATATCGATAGCGGAACAATATCCCTTTACGGGATATCTTAAAAATGATACACAAAAACAAAGGAGCAAGGAATGCCAAGATATCATAATATAAACGGTCAACAAGTTCAATTTACAGCAGAGGAAGAAGCTGCAAGAGATGCTGAAGAACAAGCGTGGGCAGATGCTGCTCCTGCTAGAGCTTTAGCTGATCTTAGAGCTAAAAGAAATAGACTCTTAGCTGAAACAGATTATTTAGCATTATCTGATAATACACTTTCAGATGACATGAGAACTTATAGACAGTCACTTAGAGATTTACCTGATGGTAAAGACACTGTTGAAAAATGTGAAAATGCTACATGGCCAACTAAACCATAATGGCTAAGAAAAAGTCTATATTTGGTGTAAATAATTTTGTAAAAAAAACAAGAAGAAAAAGACCAGGTAGACACGCAAAGTCACCTAACAAATCAAAACGAAGAATGCATAAAGCAAAATATAAAGGACAAGGAAAAGTATAATGGCAACAACACCACAAACAACACTACTTGAAAAAGGTGCAATCACACCTTCTCAAACAGAACAAACAGGTAGTAATTCTGCAGTTTCTTTAATTCAGTCGTTATTAAATACACCTACTCTTCCTCAAGGTGCAGCAATTACACCTACAGGACAAAGTGTACAACAAAATGAATTAATGTCAACTCCAGGTGTTACTGGAACTATTGCTGCGTTAGCACCTGCTGCAACTGCACCTGCAGCTGCCGCAAGTTCTACAGGAACTTCACAACAGGTATCTACGGTAACTCCAGCAAGTGCAGCACAATTTAGTGCAGCAACAATTGGCACAGCACCTACTATGACAGCTGCTCAAGGAACAGTTACAAATCCTATGACTGCAGCCACTCAATCACTGGCTAGTATAGACCCTAGAGCAACAGTTCAAGGTCAATTAGAAAACATATCAACAGATATTCAACAATCATTATCTACAGGTTCACCATTACCTGCATTTGCTAGAGGAGCTGCTGAAGCTGCAAAAGCAACTATGCAAGCTAGGGGTTTAGGTGCGTCTACAATGTTAGCAGAAGCATTAGCAGAAGGTATACTAAAATCTTCTGTACCTATTGCTGCTCAAGATGCACAAGTATACAGAGATACTATTTTTCAAAACTTAGCTAATAACCAGCAAGCTGCTGTAATAAATGCACAAGCATATTTACAAATGGATATGGCAAACTTGTCTAATGAACAACAAGCTAACTTACAAAATTTACAGGCACAACAACAGCAACTTTTAACTGATAACGCTGCAAGAAATGCTGCATTACAGTTTAATGCTTCAAGTCAAAATCAAGTAAATCAATTTTACAATTCATTAAATTCAAACATACAACAGCAAAACGCACAAAGATCTGATGCATTAACTCAGTTTAATATTGCAGAACAAAATAAAGTTGAAGCCTTAAATGCTAAAAATGCTACAGCGATTGCTGATGCAAATTCACAAAGACAAGCTGCAATTAATCAATTTAATTCAACACTTGAAGATCAAAGACAAAGATTTAATATTGAGAATCAAAGAGTTATAGATCAATCAAATGTGACTTGGAGAAGACAAATTAATACTGCTAACACAGCTTCTGTTAATGCTGCTAATGAAACAAATGCAATAAACTTATTAAATTTAAGTAACTTTGCATTATCATCTTTATGGCAACAATGGAGAGACGAAGCATCATGGGTTAATTCATCATCAGAGAATGAATACAACAGAAATCATAACTTAGCAGTAGCTGCACTAGAAAGAACAACAGCTTTTGATTTACAAAATGAAGCACAAAAAGCTGCACTCTATGCTATGCTTGGTCAGTTTGGTATGAGAATATTTGGTGAAATTTTAGATGAATCTTAATTTAGGAGATAATAAATGGCAAGAAATGTAAAAAATATATTTGATAACGCCTCTAGAAATATTGTTAGAAATTTTAGTAATACGTATAGAACTTACAGTGTAACTGGTGGAGGCGATGACGATCGTTCTGTC